GTCTCTAGGTTTATTCCTTCAGAGAACTTGGTCGTACCTTACGGTGCCAGCAGTTTAGATAGTGCTGTCCGTATTACGCACGTTGTTGATATGTCAATCAATGACGTTAAGAAGCTTCAGCAAACAGGTTTTTATCGAAAAACCAATATGTCTAACAGAACTGCAAACATTGGTTCTGATAGCGACATAGAGGAGGAATTAGATGAACTACAAGGCGTTAAGCCATCTGGCAACTCTAGCTCTGACGAGTGTGAAATCCTTGAAATGCATGTCGAACTCGACATCGAAGGTTATGAAGATCTTGATGCCGATGGTGAAGAAACTGGTATCAAGCTTCCGTACATTGTTACTATCTCTCAAAGCGAGTCTCAAATTCTATCCATTAGAAGAAACTACGATCAAAACGATCCTATGCGTAAGCGGATTGATTATTTTGTTCATTATAAGTTTCTTCCTGGTGTCGGCTTTTATGGTTTCGGCCTAACGCATATGATCGGTGGGTTGTCCCGTGGGGCGACCTCATTGCTTCGACAGTTGATTGATGCAGGGACTTTATCGAACTTACCTGCTGGCTTTAAGGCGCGGGGTATTCGTATTCGCGATAGCGATGTGCCGTTACAGCCAGGTGAGTTCCGAGATATGGATGCACCAGGAGGCTCATTGCGTGATGCGCTAATGCCTCTGCCGTTTAAAGAACCTAGCGGCACCCTCCTAAACTTGCTTGGCATGTTGGTTGATGCCGGTAAGCGATTCGCCTCTATCGGTGATATGCAAGTAGGAGATGGTAATCAAGAAGCACCTGTTGGTACGACTGTTGCGTTATTAGAGCGTGGCAGTCGCGTAATGAGCGCGATCCACAAAAGATTGCACTATTCTCAGCGTATTGAGTTTGATCTTCTTGCGCGAACGTTTAAAGAGAACTTGCCAGCCGCGTATCCGTACATGGTGGCCAATGGCAATCCAGGTCTGATTCAGCAAGACTTTGATGACCGAATAGATATTATTCCTGTAAGTGACCCCAACATATTCTCTATGAGTCAGCGTGTGATGTTGTCTCAAGAGATGTTAAGAATGGTTCAGGCTAACCCTGAAATCCATGGTCCTATGGGTATGTACAACGCTTACAAGCGTATGTATGAGGCGATGGGTGTACAGCAGGTAGATCAGATTCTACCGCCTCCCCCTCCGCCACCACAGCCTATGCCAGTTGCACCGGCTATGGAAAATGCTAACTTTATGATGATGCAGCCAGCTACACCGTTTCCTGATCAAGATCATCAAGCGCACATTGACTCGCACATCACGGTATATAACTCTGCTGTTGTTAAGACAAATCCTCAACTTCGCGCTATGATTCAAGCGCATGTTTACGGGCATATTGATCTAATGGCACGACAGCAGGCTATGCAGGACCCAGAAGTGCAGCAGATGCAGCAACAAATGCAAATGATGGGGCCACCTCCAGGAATGGCTCCGCCTCAGTTAGGTGGACCCATGGGTGGTCCTCCAAGTGGTCCTCCAGGGGCCAGCCCTTCACTGGCTCCTCCGCAAGGGGGAGCGCCCATGGGACCACCACCACCTAACCCAATGCAGGCAATGATTGAGTCTAAGGTTGCTCAAATTACGGCTGACATGCTTGAAAAGATTGCGCCGATATTTGAGGCAGAAGATACGGACGATCCGCTTGTTGAGTTGCGTCGAGAAGAGCTTGATATCAAGGCTAAAGATGTTCAAAGAAAAGCCATGGAAGCTCAGCAACGTATGGAAATGGATGAAGATCGAATCGATAAAGATTATGCTATGGATCAAGAGCGTATGGATCTTCAGGCAGACATTGCTGACATGAAGAACAAAACCGCTCAAGATAGGCTAAAGTTACAAGAGTCTATACAAATGGCTAACGTAGCTGAGAAAATGACCAAAAACATATTTGGGAACTAATCATGATTAAGAGAACCACAAGCTTTAAAGATCCAAAGGTAGACAAAGGCGGATTCACTGTTAAGGACCAAGGCCGCGTCAAGTACGCGTCTATTGACTCTGTATCTGCTTCTGCAACTCCTAAGCCTGGAATGGGCAAAGGTAAGTCTCGAGGCGGCGGTGACGCACAGCGAGGGACTAAGTTCGAAGGCATATTCTAGTGTTTGCTCCTCCAAAAGTTTTTATGGATAGACTAAAAAAAGCTTTCAATAATCCTAATAGTCAAGCTAATCAACCAGTTGCTACTGCTGGCGGCGGTATGATGGGCAATCCTAATTACTATACCGATGGAAGCAGTACCCGTGTCGATCTTAGCCCTCCCTTTGTAATGGACAACGATCGCAATCAAGAGCCGCTAGGTGGCGGATATGTGGGAGGATTTGGCAACCTTCAAGATCTTATTGGTCGCGTAGGTCAACAAACTGGGCGATCGCAGCTTCCTATGGGAAATAACAGGCCCGTACTAACAAATCACCGTGCGCCACCGCCTCGGCCTAGAGTAATGACTCAAGGCCCTGAAAGTATGAACATAAGGCTTCAACGTCCGATGCCAAGCCGACCCGATATAAGGCAATCGCAAAGACGCATCACGCTAGGTCCTGAATTGCCCATGCGAGTGGAGAATAGCTTGGGTCCTGAACTTCCCATGCGAAATCAGGTCGGTTATTCACCACTTTCTCGACAAAGAATGCCTCAGCCTAATCAAGGTTACGGCAATCGCTTTCCAGGTATGCAGTTCAGTGGACCTTTTTCTCAGCCAATGATGCCTCAAAACTACGGTATGGGTGGCGGATACCGACAACCACCTATGATGCCCCAGTATCCTCAGCCAAGAATGCCTTATCCTCAGCCAATGCCACAGCCTGGTTANGGCGGTGGTTATGGCGGTGGATTCGGCGGAAGAGGACCGGGCGGTGGTTACGGCAATATGTATGCACAACAACCTCAAATGTACGGCGGGGGATATCCGCCACAACCTCCGATGTTTGGTGGTGGCATGCAAGGTGGTTACGGCCAACAGCCTCAATATGGGGGTGGATTTGGCGGCGGTATGCAAGGTGGTTACGGTGGCGGTATGGGCGGAATGTACAATCAACCACAAAGACAACCCCAATATCGAACTGCTGGACCAAGCCCGTTTGGTGGTCAAATGAATCAAAGACAACCACAGCAAATGGGTGGCGGTTTTCAACAAATGATGGGTGGCTTTGGCGGCGGAATCATGAGGAGTTTTTACTAATGGCACCACGCAGAGGAAGAGGAAGACCATCTTCTATGGAGCGAGAAATTGGCGTATCTCCTAGAGGTACAACTAAGGTAGCTTCAAGAAGATCCACACCTGTTAAAGCTCCTAGAAGAGGAACAATAAAAACGACAAGTAGGGGTGTAAGACCTCCTCGAGGCGGGACTGGAAGTCGAACATCTGCTCAAAATGCAGCAGTAATAGCTGCCGCTAAAAAAATAGAAGAAAAGAAAGCCGCTGCCGCCGCAGCATTGGCTAAAGCTAATGCTGAAGCTAAGCAAAAGAAAGAAAGAGAAGATGCAGCTAGAAGAGTAAGAGAGCAAGCTGAAGCTTCTGCAAAAAGACTAAAAGATAAAAAAGATAAAGAAGCAGCAGAAAGAAAGATAGCTGCTTTGAAAAAGAGAGAAGAAGAAGCTAGAAGAGCCGCCGCTGCTGCTAAAAGAGTAAAAGCAGAAAAAGAGGCAATGGCAGTTAAGGAAAGAGAAAATCGGGCTAGAGAAGCAGCTAAAGCCAAAAAGATTGCTGAGGCCAAGAAAGCTGCTGAAGCCAAGAAAGACGCTGCAAGAAGACGCGCTATTGCTCAACGAGAAGAAAAGAAAGCTGCACAAGAAAGAGCGAGAGCTGCAAAAGAAGCTGCTGAAGCTAAAGCTGCAAAAGAAAGGGCACAAGCTAGGGCTGCAAAAGAAGCCGCAGATAAAGCTGCTAAAGAAAGAAATAGACTTAAAGCTGCTAAAGAAGCAGAAGCCAAAAGGGCTGCTCAAGCTAGAAGACAAGCAGAATCAGAGCGTGCCGCTGAAGCTAAGGCTGCGGCAGAAGCTAAAAGAATTGCTGATGAAGAAGCCGCTGCAAAAAAAGCTAAAGAAAGAGAAGAAGCTAAAATACCTGATCGGAAGTCAACAAGGCAAAGCTTTACTCCTGATCAACTTGTTGAAAGATACAACAACTCTCCGGCATCTAAAGATTTTAATTTGTCAGCTACATATGATCCTAAAACCAACACATTTACTGAAGATGTAAGTTCATTTGGTTTTACAGGGGATCAAGCGACCAAGACATATACTCCAGAAGAGTTCATGAATAAGCTTGGTTATGTATCAAACGAATACGATAAGTTTAATTTTGATCGTCCAAAAAACGAGCAAAAATTTACTGCAAATGATCTTGTTGAAAGATACAACAACTCTCCTGGCGCTAAAGATTTTAATCTTAATGCTACATATGATCCTGCAACAAACACCTTTATTGAAGACGTAAGTGCTTTTGGATTTACAGGTGATGATGCTACTAAAACCTATACTCCAGAAGAGTTCATAGCAAAGCTTGGATACAAAGGAGATGACTATAATACCTTTAGCTTTGTCCAACCAGAGCAGAAACAAGAAGCACCTCCGGTAGAAGAAGCTCCTGTAGTTGAAAGCCCAGGACCTGTTACGGTTATTGATCCTATTAAAACAGAAGATCCTGACGATGAGATTGTTTCTTTTGTCCCAGGAGGCGGTACAGGAATTACTTATGACGAAACAGGAAGTTCAACGGCTAAAGGCAATGAAGATCCTGCACTTTCAAATACTGTAGCACCTATGTGGGCGGCTCAGCCTCCAGAATTTAAGTTTACAGCAGAGCCTGTACCTAGAATTAACCCCGCATGGAATGGTCTTGAGGAGTGGAAAAAACAACAGGAAGAACCTACGCCTCCTGATATGCCTAGTTCTTCGACTTCAGATTTTCTTCTTAATATTCCAGAAATGTCTGGAAGCTGGAAGACTGGAGATAGTGGCGTTTATTACGAGACCGATGAAACCGTTTATGATGGAACCACTACAATTTGGGACAGATACGATCCAGAAACTGATACTTATCATGGAAGAATAACTGGTGGCATTACGGGCAGAATGAATGAGCCAACGTCAAAGCCTGCATCTGAAATGGGCGAAGATTTTAAGCAAGCTTGGAACCAATACAGTCAACAGCAGAATCAAACTTCTCCTATTGAAGATTTGATTTCTAAAATTCCAGATCTAGACGATATAAAAGTAACCGAT